ATAATATAGATAGTGTGTTAAATAAGGATTTAGATAATATCGATATTGAAATACAAGCCACTCAAAGAGAATAATGGAAATAAAAGGCGTAAATACTGTTATTGCTAATTTACGAAAGTACGGCAAAGAAGCTGAAAAGGATATTGAAGGCGTTACTGAATTAGTAGCACGTAATATTGAAAAGAACGCTAAAAGTTCTGCTCCTGCTAACTTTGGTAAACTAGGGCAATCTATTCAAGCGGTTAAAGAAAACCCTTTAAATTGGAAGGTTGAAGCTGGTGGCGTTATTGCTCCTTATGCTCCATTTGTTGAGTTTGGAACGGGTGGTTTAGTTCAAGTGCCAAATGAGTTAAAAGAAATAGCGATTAAGTTTAAAGGCAAAGGAATAAAGCAAATCAATTTACCCGCTAGACCTTTTCTATATCCCGCCTTATTGCGAGGCAGAACAGAGTATTTAGATAAATTAAAAAAAGTATTAGACAAGTATGGTAAATCCAAATAAATACGTTAGAAAAGCGTTATATGATGCTATAAGTGTCGAATACCCTTGTTTTGATATGCAAGTAACGGGAAATACAAATCCTACTCAATACGTGCTTATTTCAACGCAAGACAAAGAGCATAGCAGACCGACTAAATGCAACGGGCGTTGGGTAACTTATACGTTACTTGATATAGTTTGTATTTATAACGGTGCGGGTAATGTAGGTAGTAGATTAGTTAACGACGATATGGAAACCGCTATACTAGGATTGATTGAAAATATTACAGTTGATGGATATACAGTTATCAGTCAAGGACACGAATTTCCAAGCAATTTAGATAGTTCTACATCAACGCAAACAGTTTATCGAAATTTTATCAGAGTTGTTTTAACTTTAGAATAAAAAAGTAGTGTTTAACACTACATTATAAATAAAAAATATTATCTTTGAAATAAAAATTTAAAATATAGAAAATATGAGCATAAGAGGGGAAAAAGGAATACTTTACATTTGGGCAAGTGCAGCTTGGAAGCCAGTCGCTTGTTTGACTTCAAATGGTTTAAACACAACTTTAGCAATGATTGAAAGTACTACTAAATGCTTTCCAGGCGTTGTTAAAAAAACACCAGGTACATTTAGCTATTCAGTAGATGCTGAGGGTGAATATATCGACACAACAACTGCGGGAGGTGATACTGCAAAACAGTCACACGATGCTTTGTTTTTATTGCAACAAAACAAAACTTTAGTAGAGTGGAAACTTGATACAAATATTGACGATGCAACATCGGTTAAATATTTCGGTGAGGCGTACATTACTGACTTAACTGCAACTTTCGGAAGTGGTGACGAGGTTACAACTTTTAGTTTAACTTTAGACGGTGACGGTGCAATAGTATTAACTGATCCAAACGATTAATGAAACAAATAACGCTTAACATTGGAGGCGAGGATAGAGTTTTCTATTTCGGTTTAGGGTTCTTAGGAAATCTATTAGAAAGCGAAAATATAGCAATGAATGAAATCGATGCTAAACTAGCTGAAAACCCTTTTAAATGGATTCCGTTAATAATGTTTTATTCTTGCGCTTATGGTTTTAAGCGTAAAGGCGAGTTTGCTCCTTTTGATGCTTTTTCTGTATCGGATTGGATTGACGAGGTTGGAATGGATAGCGAAGTAGTTACTGACTTTTTTAAGGCATTTACTCAATCGTTAACAAAGGATGTGCCACAAGATAAAAAAAAAGTGACGAAAACAACGATAAAATAAACTGGAGCGAGGATGTAATAAGTTTTGCTTTGGGTGAATTGAGAATGTCGAGTTTGGAAGCGGTTTACGATATGACGTGGGCGGAGTTTCAAATTCGACTTTTTGCATATAGAAGGAAGGATTTATACGATTGGATTAAGTTAAGGGAGTTAATGTGGAGTACATATATCGCACCACATCAAGACCCTAAAAAGATGGCTAAACGTAAAGAACAGTTTTTGCCATTAGAAATAGACAAGAAATCAAAAGGCGGTGTATCGCAACATCAAAAAGATATTTTCTTAAAAGAGTTTGAAAAGTATCAACAAATAATAAAAGCTAAAGAGTTATAAAATGGCTGTAGGAAAATTAGAGGTTCAGATTGGAGCGGATATAACCGACTTTGAGAAAAAAATCAAAGAGGTTGAATTTGATATAAAGGAACTGTCAAAGGTTAAACTTGACCGTTTAAAAGTTGGTTTAGATACATCCGAAATAAACGCTCAAATTAAGGATGCCAAAAATAATCTTAAGTCTTTACAAACTACTGTAAAAGATACGGGAGGGTCGTTTACTTCTATGACCCCAAAAGTTGCCAATGCGGGTAATACTTTAACTCAGTTTAGTAGAATTGCACAAGATGCTCCATTTGGTATTATTGGTATTGGCAATAACATTACTGCTACTGCTGAAAGTTTCTCTTATTTAAAAGCGCAAACTGGAAGTACGGGCGGAGCGTTAAAAGCTTTAGCTTCATCTATAACGGGAACGGGAGGACTTCTTTTAGGGGTTTCTTTACTTACTACTGGTTTTACATTATTGGCTCAAAGTGGTTTAAGTGTTGGCGATGTTGTCGATAAGATAACGGGAAGATTTAATGAGTCTAGAGCTGAATTGCAAAAATTAAATCAAGAAGCTGCTAAAAGTTCAGGAACAGAAATAGCAAATACAAAAGCTTTAATTTCACTTGCTCAAGATGAAACAAAAAGCCGAGAAGATAGATTAATTGCAGTTAAGGAATTACAAAAGGAGTTCCCCGCTTATTTTGGTAATCTTTCAAAAGAAAAAATATTAAACGGAGATTTAACTGGAGTTACTAAAGAATTAACTGCTGCTATAATAGCAAGAGCTCAAGCGAGTGCCTTTGCTGGAAAAATCGGTGAATTAGCATCTGCAGAACTTGTTTTAAATTATAAGTTAATAAAAGCAAAAGAAGATTTAGTAAAAGCGCAACAAGATTTAAATAGAGAGAATGCAGCATCTGTAAATACATCGGGTCAAATTCTTAGTGGAACAAATCAAAACCAATTTAATGCTGCTACACGTATAGCTAACATAAAAAATGATTTAAAGGATATTCGAGCAGATTTAGCAAAGAATAAAGCGTCGCAAGATGTTTATACTGAGGCAATAGAAAAAACAACTGCTGCTAGTATAAAATTAAGGGATGAAGCAACAAAGACAGGTAAAACATTCAATACTCCACAAGTATCGGGAATACCTAATATAATTCCCGCTCCTATGTTTGACAGTAATGGAATAACTACTTTTAACGGTCAAGTTGATGCTTTTGGAAATAAAATAAGAGAATTACCTGGCGTAATAAAATCCTCTTTAGTACAAATACCAATATTAGTAGACCAGGCATTAGTGCAATATACTGCAATAATGCAACAATTTACTTCTCAATTAAATGAGTTAATACAAAACTCTGTTCCCGAAGCTATTGCTAATCTAGGGAATGCTTTAGGAACTGCATTAGCAACGGGTGGCGATGTAGTTAATGCTTTGGGTACTTCATTGCTTCAATCTTTAGGGTCATTTATATCCGAATTGGGTAGGATGCTTATTCAATACGGTTTATTATTAGTTGGTTTTGGTAAGGCGCAATTAGCATTCCAAGCGGGTGACCCAGTTACTAAAATCGGTGCGGGTATTGCTATGATTGCTTTGGGTGTTGCTGCAAGTGCTGCGGGTGCTGCAATCGGTTCTTTTGCTTCGGGCAATGGTCGAGGTGGTGGCGGTAGAACTTCAAACGCTTCGGGTTCGGGTGCAAATAATAGCAGTTTCACAAGTAGTGGCTTTAGTTCTCGTGGTGACGGTGGAGGTACGGTAGTTTTTGAAATTGCTGGGCAAAAGCTAATAGGAGTTTTGAGCAATACAATTAACGCAAACAGAAGACTTGGCGGTCAATTAGGTTTAGGATAATGGCAAAGAAAATAAATATTGAATTTAGTGCGCAACCCATAACAACGGGGCAAGGTTTCTTATACAATATTCAAGTTAGCGGATTTGATATCTATTATTCAAACGGTCTAAATGAATGTAGAATTGATTTCATCCCTAATGGTGATACGCCAACAGAGAGTTATCAAATACCTATAGGCACTACTTTAGATGAAACGCTACAGATAACTTTAAGTTTTTTACGTGAAAATTACATTAATGAAATTATTGAATATTCATTAGTAAATAATGTTATTGAGGTTTTAATACAAGCGGATGCTGTTGTTACCATTGATGAGGATGTAAACGCATCTTTAACCATTACAACGCAAGATATTGAGCCAAGTGGTAATAATCTTATTTACTATTTGATTTTTGACGATTATACTCTAAACATTTATAAAAAGAATTATTTAGGCACTTCATCCGAAATTTACGGAACGTTTGCCTTAAAGAAATCTAGTGTCGAAACTATTTTAGCTCCAATTAGAGGGACCGGTTTAGACATATCTTTAGAGGCAAATCAATCATTAACCTTTAATGATTTTATACTAGATGACGAGTTTACATTTAAAACTGAATTACTAAAAGGTAGTCAAATTATATTTGAAGGATATATCAAACCCGATGGGGTTCAACAAAGTTTTGTTAATGATATATGGTATGTTAATATAGAAAGCACAGACGGTTTAGGTGCTTTAAAAGACTTATCTTTTGTTCAAAGTAATGGTTTAAGGTTTACGGGTAAAATGAGTATTTACGATGTGATAAAAGGTTGTTTAGATCGGGTCAGACTTTCGATGACAATCAACACAAGTACAGAAATTGAATATACTGATTATGTAGGTACAAATATTTTAAAGGATGTTTATGTAGATGCAGACAGATTTATAAAAGATAAAAACGATAATGTTTTAATGGATTGCAACGAGGTGTTAACCTCTATGTTAAATTTGTTTAGCGGTGTTTTAACTCAACAAGATGGGCAATGGTGGATTTATAGACCTAACGATTTAGAGTTTAACGGATTTACAACTTTTATCAATCAAGACACAAACGCCACTTTCACCAAGAATTTAAATGCAGTTCTAGGAAGTCAGATAAATAACTTTTATCCGCACCATTGTAATAACAACCAACAAATAGAAGTGAAAGGCGCAATTAGTGCTTATCGTTTAAATTACGAGTATGGTTTTGTAAGTGGTTTTATCGACAATCCTAACTTAAACCACAATAGCGAAATGGTATTTACGGATTGGACTACAAATCCAAGTTTACCAAGTGAGATTACGATTATAAACGACGGTGTGAGTGTTTCGGGATTAGAAATGCAATCTAGTAAAAATGCACTTTTTCCAATAGTCGAAGTTTTAACCAGCACAGATATAATAGCTTTAGAAGGTCAAGTATTAACATTTAGAACTAAAGTATCGACTCAAAATGTACTTCATTTTTTTATATTTCAAATTAAAACTAGCGATGGTTATTATTTAGAAAATAGAAGCGGAAATAATGAGTGGACTTTAGATTCTAATTCCGTAGTTCCAGTTCGTTGTGGTACTTTTAAAACAGCCGAAGTCTTTGTATCCTTTGAGCTTCTTATGCCACCCGTTTTAAATGATTGTGATATTACAGTTGTTATTTGCGCTCCTTATATTTTTCCTCCTCCTTTATTTCCTGATACTATAGGTTTATCAAACATATCTTATATTGAAATACTAGATAATGAAATTCAAAAGCAAGGAATAGTAGGAGAGTTTCACACAGTTACTCGTTTAAACCCTCCGAGTTCAATTACTAAAGAAAATCAAAAGGTTTTCAACGGTGATGGTATTCGCTCTTTGATTGGTTCAATTTACAAAGAAGATTTAGAAACATTAACAGATTCCTGGACTAGAAAAAACAAGTTTGAAGAATTACCAATATTAGGTATTTCTGCAATGGATGACTTGCGTATTCAGTCAAATCCTATCAAAGTATTTTCGGGTAGTGTTTATGGGCAAATACCTTATATGTCAGTTGTAAGTATAGATAATATAGACGGTTTATTTATGCCTATTGAATACGCTTATAGCTATAAAACAAATATATCGGAGATTAAGTTTTTGCAGTTTTACAATAGTGATTTAGCGGACATTCAATACGAAGTAAGCCCTGACTATGGTAACAACACAATTAAACCAACGATAAAAGGGTAATAATTAAATTTTTGTTTTCCTAATTGGTAAGCCGTCGACATCTTCTTTAACTGTGAAAACTACTTTGCAGCGGCAGTTAATAACATTTCCAGCCGCTGCATTGGGGTCGCCTGGATACTGTATGTTTTCTCCACTTGTGAAAAACGGTTGATACATATCTACTTTAACTCCATTCATATCTAAATGGTCATAAACAGATTTAGGAGGTCTGCGGGTTCTATTGTCTTGAACGCTTATCCAAGTTTTCTCTAATACAAAATCGGAGTTTTCGGCAGCGATAACAGTAGCGTAATTAGTTGCAGTTGTGGTTTCAGTTCGAGCAATTCTCAAAGCTTGTGCTTTATACCAACCGAATTTGTTTTGTAGGTTTCTAGTAATTTCGGCAACCGATAAATTATCATCATATCCTTTGGCGATAACTGCAATAATTCCCTCTATTAAAGTTTGATGTACTGAAACAATGCGATACCCTAAATTAGAGTTAATCCAAGTTTGTATAATCGTTTCAAAGTCTAGTTCGGTTCGCTTTATACTTCTTTTAATTCTTTTGTATTGTGGGTTGCCTAAAGTAATGTAAATTTCATTATACATTTGCTTTATTTGGCTTTCAGAAACATTAGAGTTGATTAATGCAGTATAAGTACCTTTAGACATATTATTAAAATTAATAGCATTAACTATTTTTAATATATTACGCCTTACTATTCTGTATGCTTGTACTTCTTGTCTATATCGTAGTTTGTCCATCCATTAACGTGTTAAGTGTTGGATCGTTTAAGTTGACAATTCCGGTAGGGATATAAATTTCGTTCATCATCTCATCATCAATTTCCTCGTAGTTGAAAACTTCTCTACGTTCATTTAAAGTTAGAGGAACTAGATTAACCCATTTAGACATAGTTTCCATATCGGTCTGCATTTCGGGAAGCTCTGAAATATCCCACTCAATAACAGCATCCTCATAACCTTTAAACTTTTGTATAAATTCTAAATTAAGGTACTCCCCTAGCAAATCTAAATCGGGTTTTATATTGTCTGTTATTACTTGTTTTCTAGCTTCTATCAAACCATCAACTGCAAAACCCGTTCCGCTTCGTTCTTCATTTAATAACTCTATTTTCCAATTTAAAGAATTACAAAGGGTTCGTTTATCATAGCTTAAATATTCAAAAGGTTTTAGTTCATCTGTGGTTAATGAAATACGAGTAAATCCTAATTTAGCAGATGCCCCCGCAATATTAGATAAACGAGTAGCATCGTTATCCATTTCAACTAAACGGTCTTTTAATGATTGCCCTTGCTCTGCCGTTAAAGGTGTTGCTCCATCCCCAGCGTGAATAAAACCATAAACACCACTATTAGCCATTGTTTTAGCGTTGTTATCTATTCCGTTATTAGATGAGAATATATTTCTAATAGCAGCCATTAATTCGCTATAACCGTATAAATGTGAGCCACTTTGGTCGTAAAAAGGATTAGAGCGTTTTATATGAATAATACTATCCGCATCAAATCTAACCAATTGGTTGCCTTGTTGCATTATATAGTAATCAATAGGGTTTTCAATACTTAATAAACTTGCATTTTGTTTTAATACAATTTGCATCCAATGTGAAGGTAGAATATAAAGTTGTAAAGGTTTTCCAGCGTTCACTCCTTCGCTAACTGTTTGCTTGTATAAATAAACATTTCCGCAAACTTTTAAATAAACTTTGTAAAGGAAAAATATATCATCCCAACTTTGATTTTGGTTGGGTCTTTCTATAGGCATTGGCAACTCGCTATCGGTTTGGTATGCTTTCTTCTTTAATTTATTTATAGATTGCTTTTGTTGAAATGAAATATTGTTTGGAAATGATTTTATTTTCTTATAGGCATCTTTATCGTCAACTTTTTTTATGTAAAATGGCACTGAAACAGTTTTGGATGCTTGTTGATTTACTATTGAATTAACATCGGGGTTTTCACCATATCCTTTTACAAGTAAAGTTTCTAAATCGCTGTTATAAGTCATTGTCTGACCTCCTACCAATTTATAAATAGCTTGATTAAATAAGTTTTTATTTCCGCCAGTTAATATATCCCAAGCTAACGCTATTCTATTCTTGACCATAAGTAGTGTTTATAACTACAAATATATAAATATTATTATTTATAATCGTTATAAATAAAAAAGTTTTTATCTATATTTGTAGT